TTTTTAATTGTTAATAATTTAAAGTTTGTTGTTAATATGATTATTCTCCTAATTGATATTTATTAATTTTATCTAATATTAGAGCATAATCATTTGGTTCAAATTTATCTAAACATCCTTCTGGAGATTTAGCTAATCTTACACCGTCACTATTAGTCAAAAATGAATATTCCATCTTTCCATTAATTTCTTGTACATTTGAGTGTAAAACATATGTAAAGTAAGAAGGTATTTTAATTTGGTTATCCAATAATTTACCAACTGTTTGTAAAGTTATCACACTATTACCTGTAATATCTGTACCTCTTTCCACATGACCAATTACAATTACGTTTAAATCATTACGTAATGTTTCTTCTATTTTAATTAGACCTTGAAATACATCTACTGCAAGATCTGTCCACTTTTGAAACCCGGTTAATTTAGCATCACCCATTACTCTATTAGTTAAGAAATGTGTGAAATCTTCAATTACAATAGTTTTAAATTTGGTACCAGCATTAGCTTTAGTTAAAATATCTTTTAATGCAGGAAAAGTAGTACAATTTACTACATTACCTTTATCTACACTATATTTAACTGCACCACCTTTAAAAGGTAATTCTTTTCTATTAGGTTTAATCAATAAAGTTGTATTCTCATCTAGATTTAATATGGCTCTAGATTTACCTGAACCCGGTTCACCGATTGCTAAAATAATTCTTCCCATTTATTTATTTAAATATTTAATATAATCGTTCTCAGTCATTTCTTTAGGTAATTCTTCAAAATACCCTGCTTCAGGTTTAGTATATAAACCAATTGAAACATTATCTTGACCTAAACGATTTTTAATAATTTTGAGTAAACGATATTTACCCCTTAAGTTATTGTTAGTAAATTCTACATTAATATTGTAGTTTAAACTTGTTTCTAAATCCATTTTATAAGCATTCATCAAACCCAATACAATATCCGCATCTTGGTAAGGTGAAGTTGAATCTTTAAAATCTGTTTGTTGTGGAGAAATATCCACACCTTTAAATTTTAATCGTTCAACACTACTCAAACCTTGATTAAATTGAGCTACAATATAAAATGTCATATTAAACAAGTTTCTACAAGAAACAATATATTCTGATATTTTATCAATATTTTGTTTAAGTGTAAAATTTCTTTCTAATTTACCCAGGGCCAAATGATCTAATACTACAATATTATATTCATTTTTATTGTGAGCTTCCCAGCCAACAACTCTTTCTTTAGAATTACCTTCATCATCAACATAAGGAATTGTTTTAAGATTACCTTTAGAAGACATTGTTTTCCACCATTCATTATATAGACCAGTTGGATTCATTGGTGTCCAATGCCAAGTAATTTGTGAAAACAATTCTTCTAATTCAGGTAAAACATCTTCTACAATTTCTAATTCTTCATTTGTAAGTCTTGAGTCACCTAAACCTTTAATAGTTTGTGGAGAAATAATTCTATCATACTTATTATAAATTAATACAGATAACCAGTTAGCTTTTTTACTAATTTCATCAATCTCCCAAGAATAATATGTTACATTAAATGGAATATTTTTTGATTTAGCATCTTGTAAACCGTTTAAAAGTATAAAATCACAAAGTGTTGTTTTAGAACTACCTGAAAGACCACCAATTAATGTATAACAACCTCTTTGAATGTTGTAAATATATTTATTGATTCTATTAAAACCATTTGATAATCCAGTATATTCACCATTTAAACCCAGTTGGATACGTTCTCTAAATTGCATCATAATTATTTTGTGGTTTTATTGTAATATTTGGATTAAGAATGTCACTTAAGTATTGTTCCCAAGTTCTTTGATGAAGAAATGTTGCTAATAATTGCATAAATTCTTGTTTATTATCTTTCAAATGATCCCTATAATATTTTTGTACACATAATAAGATATTTTTATGTAATTCTATATCAACTGAAAACGATACTTTATTTAATAAAGTTGCTTTATATAGTTTTTTACATCTTTGTAAATCATTATGCAGAGGTCTTGTACCACCTGTTATACGTTTAACACTTTTAGGGTATGTAGATAATAACTCTTTAAATAATTCATCAAATTGTGCATTATCTTGCACATTATACAGTAATTTTCCTTGTTCTGTAACTTTGATATTATTAAAAGTTATATCTACTTCATTTGTTAAGATAATAAAACCAGAATTTCTTAATCTTTGAAAACTATTAGTATCTATACTACCACAATTGATAGCATATTTAGCTAATATTTCTTCTTCTTTGTTGACTAAACAATATAAAATGAAATAATCCTCTAATTTAAGTTTATTAGCATATAATTTGTTTAAGTCTACACTAATTGTTTCAATCATAAATAGGTTATTTTATTTTGGTCAAAACCTTCTAAAGCAGTTTTAACCCATTGTTCATCAATTGTGTTTTTAAAACAAAGTATGTGAATAGTACTACAATCATTAGGATTTAATCTAAGAAATCTAAATATTTTTTGACTAGCTTTTCTCTCATTGCCGTAAGAGTGCATAATTATTCCATATTTAAGATTTGGTATATTAATACCTTCTGAAAGTTGTTCTACTGCACACAGTTTTAATAACTTTCCCTCTTTAAAATTTTCTAAATTTAAACCTGAAAATTTATTATTAGAATGATAAGTTGTTGGACATATTCTAGCTGATTGTTCTTGAGTACTAGCAAAACATAAACATTTACTATACTCTCCTATAGAATCCATTAAGTTTTTAGCTAAATATTCTTTAGATAAGAAACCTTGCATAGCTTTCATTCTTTGAATTGCAGCTATCTGTTTTCTTTTACCAAAAGAATTATCTACTCTGTTTGTCCAATAAGTATAAATATTCCATTCACTAGTCATCCAAGTTCCTTGAGGTTTTACTACTCTAATATTCTTATTAATATCTAAATTGACATAATGAACTATGATTTTATAATCATTTAAGATTGAATGATCAATAGCTTCGTCTGTTTTGTAAGAATATAGAACAGGACAATATTTGTCTACCATAAAACCTTTTTCAGATTTTTCATTTTTAGGAGGTGTACCTGTTAAACCAACTATTTTACCTTTAAATAAGTTTAACCAAGAATTATGACTATATTTTAAAGAATGACATTCATCTAAATAAATAATATTATAGTCTTCCTGATTAAGCTTATTCAAAGACAAATAAGTACTAAACATAATATGTTCAAGAAGATATTCAAGATTAAATTTTTTAGCATCATCTTTCCATGATTGAAATATAGATTTTTTAGGAGCAACTACTAAAAATTTATCACATAGACCTTTTACAAACATATTATCCATGTGTCTTAAACCAACTAATGTTTTACCTACACCACCAGATAAATCTGCTGATCCTCTGTAATTTTTTAATAAAATTGCTAAAACTTCATTTTGAATTTCTTCTCTAGTCATATTAGTCTACTAATGTAAAAGCAGGTGCATGAAACTTACGAATTTTTAATCCTGCAGATTTTAACAACTTAGTTGTTTGAGCATTATTTAAACCATAATGTTCTGCAATTTGTTCTTTTTTAACACCAGAATCTACCATTGCTGTTAATTCTGCTTTAGAAATTGATTTTGCTGTAGACTTAGCTACTGTGTTTACTTGATTTTCCATTTTATTTGTTTTTATTTGTTAATTAATATTCTTTTGTTTTAAAAAATCTATCAGATATGATAAATCTCCTGATTGTTGTTCAATAATTGGTTCAAATCCACCTCTTCTAAGATAAGTAATTCCTTTATTACACATTACTTGATATGCATAATCATTTCTAACATCTTTTGAAATATCTAAAATAGTTAATATTTTACCTACTTCATTTTCTGAAAAAGAAATTCCTAAATTATAACTATAAGCATCACTATTATGACTATGAGCATTTTTAAGTATTACTGTATCTCCTACTTTTATATCATTGTGTATCATTATTTATTTTATTAATAAAAGAAGTTAAATAAGACATGTCTTCTTCTTTAGAATTATGTTCATATGTAAAATCACATATATTAAAAGGTCTATCGTATTTGTTATACATAGATGATTCTAAAAAAGTAGCTAATCTCATATTTAAATAACTTTTTGGATAAGTATTACGATTACTCCACCAACCATTTGTAGTATTACCTACACAATCTTTTTCAACTCGAAAATTGTGAGAATCTGCATCTTCATTTAATTTATAACAATAGTTTGTTTTTAAACATTGACCCCATGCATCAGGATCACCGTTACAAGTATCTAATAATACAACAACATCACCTTTTTTAAATTTAAAATCTAAATTATAATTTTTCATTATTGTCTATTTTAACACCTTGAAACAATGATTCTAACCAAATGTTCATATCTGAAGAAGTTTCTTTTATCAAATGAATACATTGTCTAATATCTACATTATGAGGATATTTAACATAACCCATTGCATAAGAACCTTTAGCAACTCTTAAATCTAACCCATACTTTGTAGCTTTATTTAAAAGTTGTTTATCTCCTGTATATTTAAGCCAACAATGTGCTCCACCTGATTTAGTATTATACATAAATGATTTTTGTAATTCAGATAAAATATTATCAGGTATAAATAAATACCCATCTTTATCATTCTTAACATCAATATCTAATATAACATAATTATCTGATGGAGCTACTGCTAAAGCATAACCTTCAGGAACATTACCTTCAAAGAATGTATTATCTGGTACCATAGACCATTTTACAATTGGTGTATTATTTTTTAAAAGAAATGATTTCATTAAAATATGTATTGCATTTTAGCTTCTGTAGAAGACCAAAACTTTTTATAATTACTTGCTTTACAATAATCCCAAAGTCTATCTATTTCTTCTTGAATGAATATATCTGCATCAATTTGATCAGATAGTTCTTCTTTTAATGTTGTATTTCTTCTACTGAGTTAAATCCTAAACCTGAAAAATCTTTTTCACCAATTTTTTTCCAAGTATCTAAAGTATTTAAAACTTTATTTCTGTCTTCAGCTTTCATTTTACGAAGCTCATTTAATAAATTATCTATTTCACTCATTAGATAAGGGTTTTTAATATTAATAATTGTTCAGGTGTCATTTTTAACTCTTTTTTCCAAGCCTGAAGTATTTTTAAAACAATCTCAAATTGTTCAATGTTATCATTATGATATTTATTACCTTTTTCAGTTTTATAAATATTATCTGTATTGAGAATTTCTTCAACAATTGAAATATATTTATCTGTAACTGAACTAAGATTGTATCCTCTTTGAGTATATTTGACAACTCTTTCAAATTGTCTTAATAAACGTTTGGTTCCCCAAAAATCTATTTTATAGAATGAAGAATTCCATCTATTCCAAGTTCCTTCAAAACCTCTTGATTCTCTTAATGATATTGTTTTACCTGTCTTAATATCATAAGCAGCTGTAACAATGTCTAAATCAAAATTTGAAACTACATCAAAACAAGTTTTATTAAACTTTTTATAAATTACATTAACATCAACTAACAAGTTGTATTTAAATTTAATTGTAATTAATCCTAATGTATCTAATGAAGATTTATCTTCAGTGGTAAATTGTTCAAATTTATGTTTTTCTAATGGATCTAGAATTGTAAACATTGGATTATAAAACATATAATAAAGTATTTTAGTAAAACTACTTTTATCATATGTAAACAAATCAATGTCTTGTCCTTCAAAGTAATCCAATAAACAACTTCCGGTAATACAACCGTTTATGTCTTGCTCTTTTAAAAGCTTTATGGCATCGTTAATATGTTCTTTCATTTAATTTAGTTTAAAAAATAACAGGCTGCGTTTTATCTCAATTTGACATTTAACTTTCTTTACTGAAAGCACCTATTATTTTTAATTTATTAGTCTAATTTTTCAGCATTAGCTTTTACAGCAGCTAAAATTTCTTTAATACTGTAAATTTTACTTAATTTAACTAAACCTTCAGAGAAATAATCACCAACAGTTTCAACTGCATCAATTACATCAAATTCAGCCATTAATTTATTTAACTTCTTAACTGAAGCTTCTTCTTCTTCAAACTTAACAAAGTTTAAAGCATACTCAACTAATTCATCATTAACTTTACTTACTGGTTTAGTAGGTGCTTTAACAAATTCTTTAGTTTCTTTAGCATTAATTGCAGCTAAAACTTCAGCTTTAATTGCATTTAAATCATCAAGTTTACCACATTTAAAGTTTTTATCTTTAATTGCTTCAGATAATTTTACTAAATACTCAGCAGCTTTTTGTTGTTTAACAAATACTTCGTGTGTTACAGGTTTTTTAGATTCTTTACTAATTAAGTAACCTGCAGGGTTTAATGTTAAGTCTTTTACTGTTAGAAATTCCATGATTTTTTGTTTTGTTTTTAAGGGTTATTTATTTTGTTTTTATTGTTTGAAGCCAATCTTTAACAATATGTGTTGTTTTAGGTTTAAAACATCTAGCATAACCTGTTACATTATTACTAGACTTTTCAGTATGTAAAGAATATAAAGTTTCAACTGTAAATTTGGTATTGATTTCTTTGTTTCCTCCAAATCTAACTGGATTATCATCATCACCAAATGAAATTACAGTATTGTATTCTTTAATTTCTTCAACAATCTGTTTAAACATTTCTCCTTCATTATTTCTACCTGCTCTTTTAGCAATATCCACAATGTCTTCTTTAGGAACATCTTCATAATCAATGAAGTATGATCTACCACCTGTTACAATTATGTCAGCATAGAATTTTTTAGACATCAATTTAGCTAAATTAGTAATAGTCATAACTACTGCATCAGGCATTGAACCTGATACGTCTAAAATTAATAGATTTTTCATGTGGTGTGTTACTGTACTACTACCTACATTCAAACCCATTTGTTTGTTAAATGCTGTAGGATCAAAAGTTACCTCATCAATAATATTAGCTTGAATAGCAGATTTTAAATCTTCCATCCATTTAGGTAATATTTTTAAATCAGATAATCTGTCGAAATCTACTAAATATTGATCTTGTACAAAAGAATCAATACTTAATTCAGTATTTCCTTCAACATTACTTTTCCAGAAACTTCCTCCGGAATTTAATTTGTATTGTTTTAGAGTAGATTTATAACCCAATCTGCTTAAACAATCTAACCATTTAACAGGTATAGATGTTTTTAAACAAGATTTGTATAAAACTTGAAACTCTAAAAAGATTGTTATGAAGCTTAATTCAGATTTACTCCCAACTATATAAGGTAATCCCTTAGGTAATTGTTTGTAATCATCCTCATCTTCAATTAAGTAAATCGGAGGTAACTCTACTTTCTTGCTTGTGATTCTTTGAATACTCATTTGATTTTAGGTTATTGTTATTGTTTTTGATGAATAATTTTAAAAGATTTAAATAAGGTACTTTATCACCTGCTTTAACATTAATAAAATTAATATCTACAGGAGATTCAATTTCTAAAGTTAAAAATGGTAATAACATTGTTTCATAAGGACTATTTAATTCACAACCTATTTGATTGATAGCTTTCTCAATACTTCTAGGTGTTACAAAATCCCAATCAGATGAATCAAATTTTTCTTTATTAATTAAAGTACATAAATTACTTGAAATAAATTCAGGCATACCATATTTATTTTTCAAATAAGATTTATATTCTTCAGCATTAAATGTTAAATCATATCTAATAAATCTTTCTTTAATTTGAGGAGTTAAATTAATTAAACCTTGAGGATTAGATGCAGCTACAATCATAACATCAGCCATCATTTTACCACTACCTAATCTTCTTTGACCTAATACATTTAACATAGCATCTAAAGTTTGTTTTAAAGTACCATTAAATACTTCATCTAAAAACAATACATCTCCATCTTTTAATGATAATAGTTTTTCACTATCATAAAATTCCCAAACTTTTTTTTCTTGATTAGGATATACCCCACCAACACATTCATTAGGCATTAAGTTTGGTAAAACCATTGTTACCATTTTATTACCTTTAGATTCTACAAACTTTCTAACAAATCCTTCAGTTATATTTGTTTTTCCTATACCAGGATTAGACATAAATAAAGGAACAGTTGTTCTTCTTAAAATTGGATTGTCATAAGTTTTACTTAAAACATCATTCATTAAATCAATCATATTGTTTTCTTGTTTTATTTTTAAATGATTTTTTTCACAAAATTCTTCAAAAGTAATATAATCTGAACCACTATTTAAAGATAATTCTCTTCCAAATCTACATTCTGTTAAATTTATAACAGTATCTTCTGCATAAGTATTCCAATGACTATGTTCACTCCATTTATAATTAAGTGTTTTTGTTACAATATCCCATTGTTTTTGTGTTTTTACTCTAACGTATTTGCTCATTATTATTTTTAATAAATTTTTTATTTAAATAAATCTAATTGTGAATTATTATTAATTTGATTAATTATTTTATTTACTTCAGAAATATAAAATTTATAATTAATATCATTTGGAAATAAATCAGGATTATGATTATTGTATATCATTACACCAGATTCTTTTAACATATGATTTTGTTTACCATTTCTACATTTAAAAATATATCCACCTTTAGTTGAAGCATAAAATCTATTTAATCTTTGTTGTTTAGATCTAATAAAATCAGGTGAAGTCCATTCAACATGATAAGATTTATCTACTTTTTGAGAACAACAAAAGTCAAATATATTTTTATGATTTTGAATAAAATCTTTAACTGGAATATTATCAATGTAGTAAGCTTTTAATGCTTTAGGTATTATTAAATAATCTACGCTATTACCTAATTCAGGTTTTTCAACAAATAAACCTTTTTGTTTAATTTTAGATTCTGTTTGAGCAATATAATTATTTACATTCATGTATATAATTTTTTTATAAAACTCATGTTCAAATTCTAAATTAAATTCTTTACCAACCTGATCAACTATTTGTTTATAATCTTCAATTTTAGATTTTGGAATAATAACTTCAATACCATCCGTGTTTGCACTAACTACTTGATAATCAGCTAATACTAATCTTTCAATAGCTACTGTAAGAATTAATTGACCCATTAATCTAAGTTTCATTGCTCCTTCAGGATAATATAACCAAGAATATTGATTATCAATCATACCTGATGTTGAATTAAGAATTAATTTTAATAAAGCATCTTTAGATTTATCTTTATTCTTTTTAGCTTCAATCCTATCAGATTTAACATTAGTATATAAATTTAATACTTCAGGCTGACGTAATAATTTATAATTAATGATAAGATTTGGATAAAGTGAAGCAACATCTGAAGTTATAATACAAAAATCTTCATCTTCATAGTAAGATTCATTTTTATTTACAGAATGTAAACCACCTTTACCATATGTTAATTTTAAAGAAGTATTGTTTTTAATTAATATAATTTCTTTACTATACTGATCAAAAGCATCAGACATTTCATTATATAAATCTTTAAAACAATCTAATTTAAAATTAATTTCAGGTAATTGTAATTTGTTAGTATGTTCATATTTTATACTCTTAACTTCTTTTGATTCTTGATTAGTTATTTTACAGTATTCTTGTAATAATAATTCAGATGCTATTTTAGGTGCATCCCAACTAAAACATTCTAAATTGTAAGTATTACTAATATATTGTCTTAATTTAATATCATTTAACATTGAATCATACAACATTTGAGTAATACCTAAATCATGTACACTATTGTAATACCTTAATTCATCAATTTGAGCATGATTTAAGCTCATCGAAGGATCAAATGGTAATTCTTGTACTACAGAATAATTAAGTTGAATAGCGAGCCCCTTAAGACTTAATTTTTTACTTAATCTAAGCATTTTACTCCAATATAAATATAAATCAATATCTATCCATTTATTTTGATATTTATATTTTTTAAGTTCAGAATCTTTCCACCAAAAATCATTGTTAATTATATAATCAGACCATTCTTTAAGTTTTTGTAAATAAGTTTCTACATCATCACATTCATTGTAAATTAAATACATTATAATACAATTATCGTAATGTATTCCATTAAATGTTATTAGATAATAATTAAATGATTTAAAAAATCTAATAACTTCTTCATATTGATTTGTTCTATTTGAGATTTCCCAAACTATTTTTTCTTTAGTATCTACATCTTGAATAGCACATAGGAATACATTACTATATACTTCAACATCACAAATTACTTTTTGCCATTTACTTTCCATTATTTAAATAATATAATTTTGCTACACTAAACATATGTAACATTAATACAATTTGTCCTTGATGATTAGGAAAATTAATTCGTGATGAAGATATATCTTTATTTGTTTTATCATAAATATATCTAACAATAACTTGAATATGTTCTAATTCACCTGGATTTTGTTTAGAAACAATTTCTAAAGCTTTATCTCTAGTTATCATAAATTTAATAATCTTTTATAAATAATTTCTAAATCAGGATCATATTTAAATTGATTATCAACATTTTGTTTATTTAAAACATGTTCAATAAATTCTTCTGTTGTTAATTCTAAATATTCAGGAGGACATATAGAACTTGAAAAACTACTAATACTACTTGGATTAATATAACTTGATCCATTGTCATTTAATGATTTTAAATAAGGACGTATTCGATAAGTGTCACTATTATGATTATACCAATCTATATATGATCTTGATATTTTTCCAAAAACTTCTCCTACAATTGTAGAATTTTCTTTAGTTACTTTAATACACCATTTTTCAGGTAATATAAATTTTACCATATTAAATTTCTCCTTCTGGTAATTCTTCAGTTTGTTTAGATCTCAAATCTTCTAAAATACGATTTTCTAATATAACTCTACAAACTTCTTTATAACCACCACCTAAAATAGGATACATTTCTTTAAGTTCTTCAGTAGATTTTAAAGAATATTCTTTATATTTAGCGTGTAATTTAGATTGTTGTTTAATTGCTTCTGACAAGGGTTGTCGTTTTTGTTGTTTAAAACCTTTCATTTTAATTTAAGTTTAATAGTTTTTTAATTATTTCAGTTAATTCAGGATCAGGATTATTTGATTGTTTAATATGTTTAGTAGCTTCTTCTTTAGTTACATATTCACTTGCAGCAATACAAGCATCTAACCATGTTATTTCTTCAAAAGTTGATAAACGATTATCAGTCCACCCATGTCCATCACCTTCCATTAATAATGACACATTGTATCTATTAGCATTTGAATGTTTTTCATTTAGATAATAAATTAGTCTATGTGAATATTTAGTGTTACGATCTTGAGCACATTTCCAAATATAAATCATTCTTTCATTATTATGAACACATTCAGCTGTATAATATTTATCTTTTTTATAAGTCATATTATTTTAATATTAATTTTTTTGTAGATTTCTTTTCAGTATTAATCATACATTTTAAAATTAAATTTGTTAACTCATTACTAGCTTCTAAAGCTTTATTAGCTAATCTTGATTCTGTAACATTTCTATTAAAATTATTATTAGGTAATCTTTCTTTTAAAATGTAATTAACAGCATCAATGTATTGTTGTTTATCATAACCATTTAATAAACCTTTAGGATATTTTTTAATATGTAATAATATACCTTCAAGTTCCCAATTAGTCATTCTACTTAATGTTGTAGGTTTACCTTTACGAAAGTATAACATTCTACAGTATTGGTCTAATAGTTTATTCATAATTTTTAAATTGTTGATTAGTTTTTAATTTGATTTAATGCTGTTTGTAAAGCATACTCTAAAGCGTCTTCGTAAGTTTTAAAGTTAGAACCATAAGATTTATGAATCATTTGAATATCATTATCTATATAACCACCATAAAACTTACCTAAATCTTTTAATTTTGGTAATACAATAATATCTATTTGATGTACTTCTCTTAACCAACGTTGTAATAAACTTTGAGTAGGTTGAGTTGTACAATTATCCCATTGACTATTTTTAGTAGAACCTGTCATAGTCTGAAATCGCATACCCTCTTTATTTAAATGATAATCACAAAACTCATCAAATCCTTTTTGTTTAGCTAATTTAGCTGTTTCAAATGTTATAAATATATCTTTCATAATAATAGTTTTTAAATTAAACCACTCAGGATTTTCCTAAGTGGTTATTTGCTATCGACAGCAATAATTAAATTTTAAGCTTATACAACATAACTTTGTATGTAGGTTCATAAATTAACTCCTCACCTGTGTTCGAGGTACGTTCTAACGATACTAGAGAGGTAAGAAGGATTTGAACCTCCGGCATTATACATTGAACACCTCTACTGGCTATTTTAAAAAGTATAAAGTTGCATCCTGGACCACACCAACTAGTATTTATGCTTCCATTACCCCATTTAAAACTATACTAATATCCGGTTGCTTAGGTTGATATATCCCCAAGCTATATCATTAACCTGTTCAAAGAACTCTCAAGGCTCTCGGTTTTATTGAGCCACTTCAATTAGTATAGTTTAGTGGACCCGCCGGGATTCCAACCCGGGTGTCTCAAAATCTTTTATTATTTTTCTACAAGTTTAGTCAAGCGGATGGCCTGTTTGACACGCCAAGAGGTGTATTAAGGAACACAAATAAAACCCTGTATTTGATGGTACAATCCCCACTTTAACACTAATCTATGGATTTGCTAGAATACGCGGTCTTAAGCTGCTTGAAGTTCTAACTCTTCTGTCTTAACTAACATATTGTTAGCTAAAGCATGCTTAAGATCTAGGATAGTACCTAGAGATGAATCATTGTTGCCAATTATTCGGTGTACCTACTAATTTATTAATTGCACGATTTAATAGGCAATGCAATACTTGCTTTATAATAATGCCAATTGAGGTCAACTTGCGACAAGTCGGGCCCATATAAAATCCATTTATTATTACCGTATACATTTAGTATGGATTAGACTGTTCAGGTATATGAGTATTATCTTGAATGATAAGATAATTTGTAAGCTTTTTTAAGTTTTTTTAATAATACTTTTTCAACTTCAGTTTTTTTAAACACTGATCTATCAATTTCAACTTTGTTTTCATTGATTTCTTTGTGTAACTCATATCTATTTCTTTGATATTCTTGAGTTTCTTGAATTTTAATTGTCATAATTAATCTATTAATTGTGCTTTTAATTTATCAATTTCAATTTTAACTTTGTTTAATTTTAGCTTATCCGGATTAGTTGGAACAGCTAAATTCTTACTATTTGCATAAAATTCACTCCATGCAAATAAACATTCTAATTTTTGGAATTTACTTTTCATCTATTGGTTTTTATTGTTTATTGAGGTTATTGGTAGCATTAAGCCTTCCATAATATTATTTTTATTAAAATAGATAACATCTATTACTAATTCTTTAAAGTTAACAAATAATTCGTATTTTTGATTATCATTTCCTATTATTTTATAACTAATTACCATATTATCTTTACTATTTTTATCATAGAACTTTTCTAATATATAATATGATGATTTATTATTATAAATTGTATGTGTAACAATAGCATTGTCTTCATCAATAGTTAATAATGATGTTTGTTGGAAATCTGATTCACAATTTGTCCATTCTTCAGTTTTTTTATCAAATACACAAAAAGTTAAACCTTTAGTTAATATTAATGTTTGACTATATGTATTATTTACTAACAATACTAAAATTATTATTATTTTTTTCATAGTTTTTAATTATATTGTACTTTGTGCAATAAATTCTTCTAATGTTATATTTATTTTAAATTCTTTAAAAAAGAATTCCATTAAAGGAAATAATGGATTAATATATGTTGTATTACTTATTATTAATCCTAATCCAGAATCATTTTTTTTAATAAACTTTAAAATTATTGCGGGATATTCTATATTATTTTTTTTTATATTTACAATCATCATTCCGGATTGATTATTTAAAGCATTATCTAATAATTTAAATACATTTTTTGGAGCACATTCTTTTAATATGTCAATAATTTCATGATCATTTTCAATGATTTCATAATTTTCTAATTTCATATAATTTTAGTTTAATTGGTTTAAGTTTAAAATAACAAGCTTCTCACTTGTTTGATGGTTTCATGCTTGTAGATTAGTAGACATACGGCTCTACTACTAGACTCTTTGCTTATTTCTAAGTAATCTAACTGCCTAGTTAAAGGACAACCACTAAGTTTTGTTTAATTCTATCTCGTTACTCTGTTACCGAGCCTAGTAGACGATCTCCGCTATTTATCTAGTGTGCACATTAAATGCTAATATGGCCAAGTCTAACCTAATCTTGGCGAGGTTATAATCAGTATCACAAAGGTTACTCTGATTAATGTTTATTAGTAATTATATAGTTGATTAGTCTATATATCCCACTATCGTGTAATTACTTTCTGAAGGTAATTAAAGTATGGGTGCAAATACTGTTAAGGTACTGAGTAGTTTATTATAAGAATGTTCAGCAGTCTTACTTTTATTAATACGTTCTCTGTAATCCCAGATCCCGCGCCTGGTGTCTATTTACTAATTTTTAATATTTTAAAGTAAGGTTTGACCAACTAACCTACAAGGAGTATTTTTACAGAATACTTAAACTGTGTCTAGAAAAACTATCAAATAAAACTAGACAAAAGGTGTGGTAGTAGGAATTGAACCTACACCTCCTGATTAATCGTCAGGTGCTCTATCCAATTGAGCTATACCACACTTTAATTCAATTAAGAATTAAGTTTAACTTCAGCTGCAGAATTAACTGCTACTGGAGCTTCTGCTGTGTGTTGAATTAACACATGTTCAGCTGACAAATCTGTTGTGAATTCAGTTTCACGATAGATTGGTTGACCATTATATAATAAAATGGCACCATCTTTACCTTTTCTTTTAGGTTCTTGATTTGCACGGAATGGATTTTTAGTAGTTGATTCTTTGATGATGATTTTACCATCAATTAATTCACCTGCTGCTAATGGTGCAGCATTAAATGCTTCAGCACTAGTTGAACGAATAGCTGTTAATACAGTTACTTTATCCATAGAACCTGAACGGTCTACAAATGTTTGTTGTACTGTATAATAACCGTATTCTTTACCATCTTTTGCAGATACACCTGTTGAATTGAATACTAAACCTGATTTTTTGTTTGCGATAATTACTACTTGATTTTTCATGATTTCTAATTTTTAATTGTTAATTGATTTTTTTTTATTGATTTTTATTTGATTTTTAACATAGTTTGAGTCCATGTTAAGACTATTTAACAATTAACAAGATGATATAATATTAAGTGTTTAGTACACATTGAGCTAATAGCAGCTATGACTTTAAAGTCTTAATATAATATTATATGAGAGCTTGTTAATTGTTTAATATTTGTTAACTGTATAATACTGATGAATATAAATATGCATATTCTGCTAAACAGATTTGATGAAATTTATAATATCGTATTTCTTCAGGCTTTAATTTAACCATTGTTTTTCTTTTTCTTGACGTTTTTCTTCTATCCAAATACTCAATATTAATACTGAGTACATTAAAAATATAACTAATATAATTATTGCTAATGTTGGAATTAAATTCCAAATACTAATAACTGATATTGAGCCATAACCAAAGTGTGCAGATAATGGTCTATAAGTAGATAAATCTGCTAATACGTTATATCCATAACATATTAATGAAATAAATGCAATTATGTATAAAATATTGTTTTCCATAATTATTAACTTAAAAGTGATACATTAAGACATATTGATGCCCATATTTGATCATGATTAGGTTTATTGTTTACATAACCTAATTCTTTTTTGATAGTTTTTAATCTATTATGTACTGAAAATTTATACTCTGGTAACTTAGTATTACGATTAATAATAGGTCTACCATTTTTAGTTGTTTTTTGTAATGTGTTCATTGTTTGATAGTTTTTAAAATTTAATTGGTTTACATGCTACCCACTTTGGACATGCATCTACATTAATTGTAGTTTTTGATGTGTTTTTAACTGATGCACAGCTTGAACAAGCTGCAATTAAAACTATTATTATTCCAAATAATAATAATTTAATTTTTACTGATTCTTTCATAATTGATAGTTTTTAGATTGTTGATAATTTATTTAATTTTAATATAGTAACGTGTTTACCTCATTCAAATGAGTCATTTTTACACCAGTACAATAACTTTACTACATAGAGTCTAACCAATTTATGATTAGGATCCACCAATCTATTTTTAAAGAATAGATAAACTTATCCCAATACCCACAAACATTTTATATTTCTTCCTCCAACCATTATCAATGATTTATAGTGGAATATTGGAATAGATTTAATTATATGTAAATTATATTTGTAATATTTCTAATTTTTAAATAACTAATAATACGTTCTAATTTATCTAATTTTATTAATTTATTAGTTTTTACTTCAATTAATTCATATAAATTACTATGTATTGTTTTTTTAATACAATAATCATATTTATTAATTTCTTCTATCTGTTCTAATTCTTTTAATAAATTAGTTAAATTTTCTGTTTTTTCTATTAATTGTTTCATAATTTATAAATTAAAACAACTTAACCTATTGTTTGTGTTTAAGAGAAAGGGAAGGTTTTTGCTAATTACTTGGTTTACCTACAAACATTTTCCATAATATCCAGAATACTCTATATCTGTACCATTTAAACTTTTGTAAGTATCAGGGTTCGTTTCTTACTAAAGACATTGGAATACCTATGTTATTGTTAATAGTCAAGATATAACTTGCTTGACTTACAAGTATTTATAATTAAAGATTTATACAAGTTAATAAGATTGTGAAATCTATTGATACTGTGGAGATTATACACTTAATTAAATCTGTTGTAGGCATTTTAGCCAAGTTAGGTATTATCATTAATGAGATCATAGTTGATAGTTTTTAGATTATTAGTTAATATTTATTTTATTAGTGCATTAGGAATGTGTAAATAATAGGTTAGCCAGACCTATTGTGGTAAATAGCTTAATAATACATTAAGTCATCAAGTATATCTGATGTTGCATATCTAATATATTATTAATTACCTTAGTATAAGCCGTGATTCCTCTACCCCTTCTACACAACCTAAATTGTGTAACCTTATACTGTTCAGGTTAATTACTCCTGAATATTGTTAATAATTAATAGTGCTTTACAGTTATCTCAGCACTAACTGACCTTTTTATTAGGATTTAAGTTTGACATCACAACCAAGAGATATAATGTTTAGCTGCTCTACAGATAATCCATTGCGGAGCTCATCTATAGTAACATCTATCCATATTTGTGCTATCCATTCTTGTCCATCATACTCACCTATTTCATAGCGAGCTCCATCCGGAATCTCATCTACATTTAGGTCAGCGCACATACCAGAAGCTTCTTTAAGACCAAACTTGATAGCTTCTTCAACAAGGAATGGATTATGTCTTGTCCATAATTCATTATCATTAACAAGTTGACCTTTTGTTAATGATTGAATATGTTCTGTGAATGCATCAGAGAAACCAAAGCCTCCGTAACATTTGTTAACTAGTATTTTCATAATATTTTAGTTTAATTTTGTGTTTTACACCTAAAACTTTAAGACATACCCCTATTTCAGGTAGTTTTATAACCGTACTTGATTTAAATTAATTTATCAAGGTTTCATGACGTTCTTAAAGAAACTGGTGTTTTTAACATCTTGGAAAGAGTTAAGTTTTTTATTTAATTCAATTGCAGCTATTATCTTACAACCTGATGTTAGCTAGTTTAGAGGTGTACAATTGAATTTGTTTAAGCTATAGATATAATATTATAGTTTAATATTGCCCAATTAAATAAATTGGTAAATATGTGAGGGATTGG